AGCGGTGTCTGCCACAGTCTTTGGATCCCACCACCCAGCACCGGCACCCATTCCTACGACAGACCCTGCCGTAGACAGAACAGTACCTAGGGTCTTTAGGTTGTCACCCTTGCGGGACGCGGCTTCAAGTTCGATAGGCAGTACGTTGGACGAACCACGCATGAAGTTGCCGACTGTGTTTAGTTGCTGACCTGCACGGATGTTGTTGATCGCGTTTTGGAAAGTGATGTCGTTGAAAGACAGAAGGTCGGCCTTTGCTCGACCTTGCTGTGTTGCGTAGCCTAGGTTCTTATTTCTGGCTACGTCTTCCTCCGTTGCCATTACCTGGTTGATAGACTGGTCGCCAGCGATGTTCTCACCAACGGCTTCAACTGGAGCGCGAACTTCTCCGACAGCAGCGTCGGCGTCGGCAGCTCGCTTGGCGGCGGCTTCCTTCATTCCGACATCAGTAGCGTCCTTGCCGGACTTATTAAGGGATTCGGCGACTACGGAGTCGGCTTGATCCTGGAACCCTTTCTGGCGGATGCTTTCAGCCGTACGCGCGCCAGCCATAGCCTTCGCGGCGCGACGCGCGCCGGCAGCTTGGGCCGCAGATCCTGCCGCCGTTAGAGCTAGTGCGATGGCAACAGGGTAGCACATTAACGAAGGGGGACGTTGAGGTTGCGGAAGTCACCAGGGCCGCCGACTTCTTGGTAGGTGCCAGGCTTGATGCCAAGGATTTCACCGACAGTTGGCTGACGCTGAATGGGTTTTTCGAGAGGAATAGGAGCGTATTCCTTACGCATCATGTGCTGGGGAATGCTTTGGATGCTGTCGCTCATCACCGGACCTTCTTCGTCGAATTCTGCGCGGCTGATAGGAACGACTTGCATTTCCTTGGGCGGACCAACCTGGCGGATGACCTGCCCGGTACGAGGATCGAACATTTCAGAGATACTGGAAGCAGCAGCACCCATGTATCGAGGATCGTTTTGACGAGGGTCAAACTGCGGTGCAGACTGACCCATGGCGGCGCCAACCTGGCCGGCTGCGATAGCCTGCTGGGGGGTAACCTGCTGACTAGGGATGATGCCTGCCGCCTGCGCCCCTGCAATGGCCTGTTGAATTTGAGGAGTACACATAATATTAAGATCCAGAACCGACGACGCGGTTTTGTTTAGAACCAAGACCGACGAATTCACGGAATGGTTTTAGGCCAGGACCGCCAGAGTAGTAACCGGCGTTCTGGGCGGCGGACAGAAGTCCGGTTGTATTGGCGAACAAGTTGGCAACAGGGTTGAAAGCCTGCTGCTGCTCCAGGATGCCGGCGGAACGCAGGGCGTTCTGGGCGGCCATCTCCGGATCTGCGGTCATATTGACCTGTGAGATAAGGGAGTTGCGCTGGTCTTCAACGGCTTGGCGAGCCTTCGTCGCTTCCGTGGTAGCACCTTCCGCCAGGGTCTGTCGGGCAAGGGCGTTGTCACGCATAAGTACGCCCTGCTGTCGGGCAGACTCGCTGGACTGGTCAAGCCCGGTGCGGGCTAGGCTGAAGGCCAACTGATCGCCAACCTGCTTATACTGGTCATTGACCTGGGGGGTTGCGAAGTTCCGGTAAGCCTGTCCGCGAGAGTCAAAGAAACCTTTGTCGAACTTTTCAAACCTTTCGTTTACGTTACCGATGCCCTGCTTGATGCGGGCTTGGCGCGCCATCTCGTCGGCGCGCGCCTGGGCTGCACCGCCGTCACCGCCTCCTCCACCGAAGCACATTAGGAGATGACCCTCCCGGTCTTATTAGAAGAATTCATTTTGATAGGTCCGTTTGCGAATGCGTTAGGGTTTTGCTTGGCGATTGCCTGTCCGACCATAGCGTTTGCAAGAGGGCTAACTTGTGGGCTGGATTGGGTTACGCTGGCAGGCGGGGAGTATTGGGTCTTTGGTCCTTCCGGAGATGCATTGTCTAGGCTTCGCTTGATTGGGTTAAACGTAGGACTTCCGCCCTGCCTAATGTCTCCAAGCACAGAACCAATCACTCCGCCAATTTTTTTGCGGGGTGCGCCGTTCTGGCTTGGTCTAGCGGCAAAACACATCTTCAAATCGATTGTGTCTCTGCCGGCGGCTTTGTCCAGCAATACAGATAGAACGCCTCTCCGGCCTTGCCGTAGTTGGATACTTCACACTCCTTGGTCGCGCCGAGCAGCTCAAGCCAACGGTGGGCGACGTCGTGGGTGGCGATGCTCCGGCACTCTAGGCGATGCCATCCGATTTCGTCTAGAACTGGGAAGAATACCCTCTTGGCGAACCTGTGTACGGATAGAGATATCTCGTCGAACCTGTCGGTTGCGAACATCCAAATCGACATGACGCCGTTCCACATGGGCATGGCACCGCATGCGACGACTGGTTCGCCGTCGTCTGCATGTAGGATATACCCGCCGCCGTTCATCCGCAGGATCGAGTTGCCGAATTCCCAAGGGTCGTCCGACCATTGGGTGGCGTAAATCTCCGCCTGGTCCTTCGCCCTCATATTGTGGACGACGTGCTGCACCCCTTCGGGATACAGTTCAGTCGCTTTCATTGAAGTCGAAGTGGGTGATAAGGTTAGCCAATCGCGCGTAGCCGTCCGAGTTGCTGGTCATACGGATGCCGACGTGCGTTCCCATCCCGGAAGCTTGGATGCGGCCAAGGGTGAAGGTTGGCTGGCTGACCGTTGCGACTAGGTCGCGGGCGTCTGGGCTGACAGGATCCATACCAATCTCGACCGCCCACTCGCCTTCACAGGTCATATCTAGACCCATAAGAGTCTTCATGTGAGCCGGCTTGCCTCCGTCCAGGTAGGGTAGGATTACCTCAATCTCGCTGTTGTCGTAGGTATTTCCGTCCAGTCCGCCATAGACGTACACATTCTTCCCTTCCTTGCCGTAGACCTTGCCGTCCTTGGTGGTGAATTCCGTGAAGTTATGACCAGAGTCATAGGTGGACCATGCTGCGACCGAGCTGCTGGGGAAGTACGAGTAGACGTAGATCTTGCTGCCAATAGCCAGCCAATAGCGTCCATCGATAGGTTCGATGACGGCTGGGCATTTAGCCTTCTGCTCGTCAGTCAAGCCGGCGATGTCCGACAAGACTAGTCCGTCAATAGGCGTACCGACGTCATTTACGACGGCTGAATTGGAGCTGTCTCGCGCGCGGATAGATCGTACGCCGGAGTCGGAAAGATAGAAGACGTCGATGTCTCCTACCGAGATGACGCTCTTCTGCCCGAAGGAACCGGTGTTAGCCAGGATCTGCCCCTGGCGATTGTTGGCAGGATCCGTGTCAATGCTCCAAAGCTGAATCGTACGGCGGGAGAACGAAGCCACGTTACCCTGGTATAGGGCGACAGCCGTAAGCACTTCATTGCCTCCGTTGTTATTGGACATGTTGATGAAGCCGGCGCCGACTCCATCCTGCCCCCACTTGGTCGGCTGGTTTACGCCGGAGAAGAACAGGCTAGACCCAGACGCCAGGTGTGCCTTGGTCTTGTAGGTAAGCGCGGCTACACCCTTGGAATTGGTTACGCGAGTCGCACCCCAGTAGATGGGGTTGGCAGGGTCAAGTGCCTTGGTTGCGATTAGCGTCACGTTCTTGTCCGGATAGAACGTGCCGCCTCCGATGGAGTATCGGACTACCTTCTGCTGGCCGGCTTGGTAATCTACCCCTCCGCCCATCGAGATGACGCTGCCGATGACGACGTTTCCAACCGTTTCAACGGTGAGCGTCTTACCGTTAAACGTGCTTCCAGTTCCAGGCAAGGCCGTGATGATTACTCGTCCGTTCGACAGAGTGGCGGTAATTTCCGGTACGGACGTGAAGGTGTTAATCTGGGTAACCACGTCCTGCATGAACTTGCTGTGCGAGACGTTCCAGTTCTTCTGCTGTCCCAAGATTTCAACTCCGTCTAGCTTGATTGAAGTGATCGCATTTGTAGACCCTCCAGACAACGTACCCATCGTAGCGATGTACTTCGTGTTATCGTATGGACTTTGCGAGATAGTCGCAGGGTCGATCAACTGATGGATGTCGTAGACCTGGTGAGGGTTGCCATCGAATTCAATCTGAACGAGGTAATTATTCGCGTTGATGCCCTTTTCCGCAGGAGCGTAAAGGTACATAGAATTCGTGTCATTGCCTGTGTTGGTGTCACGTCGATACGAGTATGCGGAGTATCCGTGAGCAAGGCCGGCGGTGGTGTTCTCGTTGATTACTTTGGCGATGTTATAAAGCAACGATCCCCAGTTAGACCCGGTCGTGTAGTCCGGGTTGTATGTATTATAACGAAGTCCAAGCGTACCTCCCCATCCAAGAAGATCCGTTCCGTCAGTAGCAGAAGGAGATGACGCGCCGACGCGGATGGATCGGATGCCTGGGCAATTGGCCGCTGCCATGTTGCGTCCGTCCTTCCAAAGCAACGCCGGCTGGGCAAAACCTCCAGTAACGGCAAAAGAACCATAGGAAGGTACTTCGGCCTTCGGTTCTTTGTACTGTTGCAACACCGTGGTGACGACAGGAACAAGAGGATCGGTGGACGAAGAAGGCGTGAAGTCAACGCCGGCCGGAGCAGTCACATCGACATAGCCAGGCGTATTGGCTACTCCATTTGAACCAGAAGCAGACCATCCAGTAGTAGAGTTAGAACCAAAAGATCCACCATTGATCTGCCAAACAATGGTGTTGGCAAAACCATCCCACACGTTGGGACGATTAGCCATCCATGCCTTGGTAGTTCCGATGTAAAAGTCCGGAATAAATTCTCCGTCAAAGTAAGGGATGACGTCTCCGTTATCCCATTTCGTGATTATGAAAGTTTTACCTCCGTAAAGGGTCGTGTAAGGAACGTCCACCAAGGATGGGAAAGGTGCTGAAGCACCAAGCTCCCAACTGGGATGTTTGATAAGTCTAACGAAGACTCCGCTCGTACCGATTTGAAGTTCGTTCAATCCGGTATTGGAAGCCCATCCGTCCGTGAACGTGTAGATCTTATCAGCCGTAGCCTGCAATCCGTAGAAAGGATTGGTGAAGATGTTCTGATTAATGCTTGGATTGATCAGCTCAAAAGCCTTACGCTTTTCAATCTCACCGCCACGCGACAGGTGCGCGTTGACCAGTTTCTGGAGCGTACCGGGCTTGGCCGTGAGGGGATGCCTCCGAGTGTCGAGGCCGGCTGAAAAGTTCTCGACGACGATATATGCCATAAATTAGACCCTGGTGCTGGGAAGGATACGCGCGCCGTTAAGGAAGCTTTGACCTTCTACAGGCATCCCGCCGCCCATCACGAAGACATCATTCTTGATGCCGCTTCCCTTGAGCTTGGTAAACAGTTCATTGGCCGCACTCATCTTGCCCTGGGCGTCATCAGACTTCGCGCGCGCGAGCATCTCGGCAGCGGCGAACAGGACGATCAGATTGTCATCCAGCAAAGCGACGTCGCTGTCGTTGACCATCTTCGGCAGCTTCTTGATCGCCTTGAAACGGACGACGCACTCGTTGCTGGAAGGGGTAGGCCAGACTTCAAACTGGTTACCCTCGTAGTGACGCCACCGGGTGGGCGGGTCTTCCTTGTCGCCATCGGCGATGTCCGATGAGTTGTACTGCTCCGTGCCGATTCCGTAGTCCAGCTTGCGCCAACTGTCCGAGTACTTGACGTGGGCTTCCGTGATTCTACCGAAGTCTATCTCTGGGTCGAAACCGTAGTACCGGGAGCCGTTTACCATTTGCTCGTCTCGCTCGATATACGCGAACGGCCAGTCGAACTTTTCCCACAGCCAGGATTGGGTGCGATTAAGGATCTGCTTCAACGCCGGCAGGGAGTTGACTCCCATCGCCACGTTGGTCGAAGCACCGATCTCTGCCCGCAGGGCATCGACCAGCGCGGAGAGCTGGGTGCCGCGAGCCATCGGTTATTTCTTCTTGGGGTTTTCTTCCGGAACTTCGACGCCGATTTCGGCGAGAGCGGTCGGAAGCTTGGAGGTGACCCCAGGGAACAGTCGGGAGAGAATCTCTTCGCCATAGAATCGACCAAGGCGATCACGCTCCACGGCCTGTTCGACAGGCGAGGTGCGGGACTTCTTGATGTTCACGACAGCATCGTGGCCGTGGAGGGCTTTGATGACGGCGATTTCGGGGGCGGAGACTTCCTTGATAACGGTGTTCTCAAGGGAGCCGGCGAGTCGGACTTCTACGTTGGCGTATTCCATCCATACATCGTGCCACGGCTTGCCATTGTTGCAAGCAAAAGGGGGTGGCTACTTGCGTAACCACCCCCTGGGGGAGTCTATCGATTACCGATTAGGCGACTTCGTACACGGCAGAGCCGGTGAAGTGCTTACCAGTCAGACCACCGGTCCAGGTCATGGCGCGGTACAGGACGTACTGGTCATGCGGACGAGCCGGGTTGTGCTGCTTCTTGTCTTCACCGTCCATCACCATGAGGTTGATGTTGTTGGTGTCGATGAAGTAGGCGCGGTTCGTGTAGCCCAGGTCGTCGAGGGTCGGGTCGTAGAGGAACTCGCCGATACCCTGCATCGTGATGCCGGACAGACCGATGTCGGTGTTGCCCTTCGCGAAGCCGGACTGGGTGTAGGTACCCTTGCTGGTGATTTCGAGGTCGAGCTTCTCAAGGAAGCCGGAACCGCAAAGGACCAGGGAGGGCT